GCTATTCCTGAAGAAGTTCAGTGGCGAAGTTCTGACGGCCTACGAGGCCAGCAAGAAGCTCAAGCCGACGGTGCGCGTTCGCACCATTGAGAGCGGCAAATCCGCTCAGTTCCCCGCGACCTATCGTATCCGCACGCGTTACCACGCGCCGGGCACGGAGATCGTCGGCCAGAAGATCAAGCATCAGGAAATCACTGTCACGTTGGATGACCTCCTGATCGCCGACACGTTCGTCGCGAAGATCGACGAACTCAAGAACCACTACGATGTACGCGCGCCGTACAGCTCGGAACTTGGTCAGAGCATGGCTCTGTTCGAGGACCGCACTGTCGCACAGTGTCTCATCAAGGCGGCTCGCGGCGCTGAACTGTTCACCGGTGACGGTGGCGGCTCGGCTGTCGTTGAGAATGACATCGGCGGTGCAGCCGGTAACTTCGTGACCTCCGGTTCTGACCTCATCAGCGCCGTGAATCTCGCGAAGCAGCTCATGGACCAGAAGCGAGTCCCCGTTGACACCATGCAGGTCAACGCCGTGTTCCTACCGGCGCAGTATTACCTGATGGCCAATAGCGACAAGAACATCAACTCGCAGACGGGTGGACAGGGTGCCAGCGTTGCGCATCAGGTTCTCCGTTTGGTCAGCGACATCACCGTCATGAAGTCGAACGCTCCGTTGTTCGGTTTCGACGTGACGCCGTACAACTCTTCGACGAATACCGACGGTATCGTTGAAGACGGCTCGGGCAACCAGTACACCGGCATCAGCGAGGAAGACGCGCTGACGGCCGACTACCCGACGAAGTACCACCTTGACCTCGTGAAGACGGTCGGTGCAGTGTGGGTCGAACCCGCTGTTGCCTACCTGCAGTTGCTTGGTCTCGCGATGGACTTCCCGTGGGATGCCCGCCGACGCGGCACGCTGATGATTGCTGAAATGGCAATCGGTATGGACGCGCTCCGTACCAAGTGCGCCGTGGAGATCGCGAAGGACTAATCATCCATCGTAGATAGTTAACAAGAACACCCCGGAGGCTTCGGCCTTCGGGGTTTCTTTTCCTTCTTTCATCGGAGATACATCATGGCAGTCACAAAAGTTGCCTCCTTGATCTCGACGGCCATCACAACTGTGACAGCCGTGCTCAAGGCTCGAAATTCGGGCGACGCAGGTTCGCTGCGCGATGCCGCCGCGCTGTTCTCGCGCGTCGTCGACACCTTCAACAAAGAAATCTATGGCGCCCCCACGAAGACAGCTTCGGGCGCCGACGTCGCCGCCCTGTGGACCGCCGCGTCCATTGCGGACGGAGATATATGGGTCGCCGCCGGTACGGGCGACACGTCCGACACAGCACTTGCCACAGCCAAGGGCTCAGCCCCGGCCGCTGGCGACGTGTTTCAGCGTGTTGGTTCAGCCGTCGTGTTCGTGGTTGCCGCCGCTGGTCTCAGCGTCGCGGACGCTACGTTCAACGAGTAATTTTGATGGTGGCCCTTTCTGAGGGCCACCTTCATTTCTCACAACTCTACAGGAGGACCAATGCTAAAGCGTTGTTCCTCCTGTGCGGTTGAGAAACCCCATTCCGACTTCCACAAACAAGGCGACAGACTAAGGTCCGCCTGCTCATCCTGCGCGCGTTCAAAATGCAAAGAACGCTACTCAAAATCAAAAGGCGAACACCGCGCCAACGGCCTGAAGCGTCGTTACGGAATTAGCGTTGAGCAGTACAGCTCTATTCTCATTGAGCAGGGCGGGGGCTGTGCAATCTGCCACGCGTCCACGAATGTTTTAGGGCGCGCCCTTTACGTTGACCATGACCACAAGACTGGAAAAGTTCGCGGACTGCTGTGCCACAAATGCAATACCGGGCTTGGATCATTTCGTGACAGTCCTGCATTGACACGTTCCGCAACCCTTTACTTGGAGAAATAGAAATGCCGTTCACACCAACTTTTGTGCCGATGACGGAACTTGATGGTGTCAACATGATGCTGATGTCGATAGGGCAGGCCCCGCTCAACACCCTCTCCTCGGCCATCAAAGACAGCGAGATCGCGCGGCTCACGCTGCACAACTCGTTGCGCGAAGTGCTCACCAAGGGGTGGTACTTCAACACCGACGAGGAGTATCCGATTGTCCCCGACGGCGCAGGCAAGATCAACTTGCCCGCGAACGCTCTCTCCATCGACCCATGTGACGAGTCGCAATACTTCGTCGAGCGATGGGACGTTGCTGCCACCGCAGGCCGCAGGCTGTACGACAAAGAGAATCACACCTTCGTCATCAATCAGACGGTGAAGGTCGACATCTCTTGGTTCTTCGAGTTCGAGCAGATTCCGCAGGCCGCACGCAGCTACATCGCGCACTACGCGGGCCGCATCTTTCAGGCCAGCCAGATTGGCTCAGAACTCCTCTACAAGTTCACGAAAGAACGTGAGCTTGAGCTGCTTGGTGAACTGCAGTGCGAACAGCGCCGCACCAGCGACACCAACATGTTCGCGCAGAACACCGTAACGGGTCGCATCTTCCAACGTAGGTAATCCCCATGCTCGTCGATAAACAGTTGCCCGCTCTCTACAACGGAGTGAGCCAGCAGCCTGCAACGCTGCGCCTGCCATCGCAGGCGGAAGTGCAGGTCAACGGTTACGGAACTGTTGTCGACGGGCTACGCAAGCGTCCGCCAACTGAGCACGTCGCTCGGCTCTCTCCAAACGATCTCTCGGCGGCGCATCTCCACACGATCAATCGAGACACCGTCGAACGCTATGAGGTTGTGCTCATCGACAACGACCTGAAGGTCTTCGACCTCGCAGGCAACGAAAAGACAGTCGCATTCCCCGGCCGCGCTGCATGGGTAGCCTCGACGGCATACTCCGCTCTGGGCGTCACCGTGCGCCCTGTCACGCCCAACGGGTTTCTCTACCGGGTCACCGTAGTTGGCACCAGCGGCAGCTCCGAGCCGACATGGCCGGTGACCCTAGGTAACACCGTAGTAAACGGCACGGTCACCTTCGAGTGCACCGTCGACTACCTCAACGTCACTGATGCGAAGACAGACTTCGCTGCTGTGACTGTGGCGGACTACACGTTCATCGTGAACAAGACCGTCACCGCGAAGCTCGACGCAGTCGCCACGGACCTCACCGCCGACCCGACGACGTACTGGTGGTTGAACCGAGACTTCATGGGCTCGGACATCCTCAACCAACTACAGCTCGCGCGCCAACTGCAATACCCGACCAACCCAACCGGGGTCACTTTTCAGGGCACGAAGCAATCCTTTCAAGACTTGCCCGCGACAGCCAACAATGGCGACCTCTGGAAGATTCAGGGAACCTCAGACACAGAGTTCGCGACGTACTACGTCGTGCGTGTAGGTGCGGTCTGGAATGAGACCGTCAACCCCGGCCTCAAGAACAAGTTCGACGCAACCACCATGCCGCACGCGCTAGTGCGCAAGGCGGACGGTACGTTTGAGTTCGGCCCGTTCTCGTGGAACCCGCGACGCGTAGGCGACGAGACGACGAACCCCAACCCGACGTTCGTTGGCCGACAGATCAAGGACGTGTACTTCTATAAGAACCGCCTTGGATTTGTCGTCGACGAGAACATCGTCATGTCCCGCGTGGGTGACTTCGGTACGTTCCACCGTCTCACCGTGATCGACAAGCTGGCCGACGATGTGCTCGACACAGGTGCGACCGACACGCAGGTCACCAAGTTCAACCACGCTGTCCCCTTTGACAAGACCATGATGATCTTCTCGGGTCAGGTGCAGTTCCAACTGCTCAACGACGGCCCGCTTGCGGGCGGAAGAGAAACACTCAGGCCCGCCACTCGCTACGAGATGGTGAAGATCGCGCGCCCATTGGCGCTAGGCAGCGACGTCTACTTCGGAAGCGAAGATGGCAATTGGGCGAAGATGTACGAGTATTACGTGCGCGACAACTCCGCTTCGAGCGAAGCGGGAGAGATCACCGCGCATGTGCCCCGCTACATCCCCGCAGGTATCACCAAGATCGCCGGTAGCTCGGATCATGATGTGGTCTTCGTGCTCACTTCGGGTGCGTCGAATCGCGTCTACGTCTACAAGTTCTACTGGGCGAACGAAGAAGAGAAGGCTCAATCCTCGTGGAGCTATTGGGAATTCAACGCGGGCGACAACGTCCTGTCGGTTGAAGTGATCGACAACTACGTCTACTTCGTGATCGAGCGCGACGGGGGCACGTTCCTCGAACGCGCTGCTCTCGACTCTGGTGCGCTGGCCCCCGGCCTGCCGTTTCAGATATTCCTCGACAGGCGCGCGACGGTCACCGGCACGTATCTCACCACGCCCCCAAAGACGGAATTCAATCTCCCGTACACCGTACCCACGGCAGACCGGGCGAACTTCCGCATCGTGCGTGGTGCTGGCTTCTCGACCGCCGCTGGCGCAGTCGTGTCGCTCACCCCGGCCGACTACGAGTGGATCGACGGCGACACCGTACGTGTTCCGGGCGACGTGGACGCGGCGTCCTGCCAAGTTGGGATGAACTACGAGTTCCGTTACACGTTCTCGAAGCAGTTCATGCGCAACCCGCAGGAAGTGCCCATCGTCACCGGACGGTTGGTGATGCGGACGTTCACGGTGTACTTCATCAACACCGCGTAC